CGCTGTATTCTTGGCAAAATGTTATAAGTTGCATTATATCGCGCCCCTTATTGGAAGTCGTTGCCGTGATGCTTGATCGTCGGCCCCGAACTTGTCCCGGCTGTATTTATGCCGCCCATAGTGAGCAGTTCTTGTACTGCTTGCTCGATCGTTACGGTTACAGCGTCTTGATTTAATCGCATAGCGATGTATGCGGCCATTTGAACGCCGGTCGTCTCGACTGTTATAGTCCATGTTGTTGTCGACATGCTTCACCTCCAAAAATAAAGGAGTGGAGAGTTTGTTGCTCTCCTTACGCCGTCGTCATGGTATTTGTACCAAGCGTTGACGTCGGTTCCTCTCTCGCTGCTTCGAGAACCATTAATATGATCCCCGTTAATCCATCGGTTCCCGAACCGGCTGTCGCTAATATATCGACTCCGATCCATCGGTCAATATGTTGGTCGGCGAAGTCAACGTATGACTCAAGAATAACCGTTCCTCCCGAGCCCGCGTGACCCGTGTTTACAGCCGTTCCCTTGGCCGTTATTGTCGTTGCGGCTCCGGTTGCGAGTGCATTAGTCGGCCCCGTGTTGACAGTCATTTGAACGTCAAGCGCGATCGTCCCGGTATGCGCTCCGTAATAGATGATCTTAGCGCCCGAATACTTCTTGTCGAGGCCGAGGTCGAACGGAGTGCTTGAGTGTGTGACTGTTCCGCCGATCGTAAGCGCCGTTGACGCTCCGATTAGCTTGGTCACTGTATTCTTTAAACAATTCCTTTTCCACGTCATTCTTTAGACCTCCTATGCTAACGTTGTCATGGTCGCGTTAAGGGGCGGCTCCTCTCGAGCGTTGTAGAATTGAAGCAGTGTCGGCCCTATGCATGTGTCGGTGCTTGTCCCGAGATAATGCACATAGACCTTAATATTCGCTCCGATTCTAACATCGTTCATGCTGCAAGAGACTTCGGCAACGCCGTTCCCGGTCGTCGCGATATAACCATGCCCCGCATCCGTTCCGACTACTGACGTCGCGACCGCTTGATATGCGGACGCTGCTCCCGTGTCGCTTTGAATCTCTATCGTGACGGACTTAGTTCCGCCCGCTCCGGCTGCGACAAACGGGAATATTGCCTTGACCTCATTGAACTCCTTATGAACTCCGACCGTCAAGGCCGGACTCAAGTTCGCATGCGTCGCGTTCGCTGTCAGCGTTTGTGCAACGTCAATAACCTTCGTAACCACGTTTTGTAAGACGTTTGATTTGCCCATGTTGCTATACCTCCTCTAAAAATAAAGGAGAGTGGAGCTTAATTATGCCCCGCCCCATGTGCATCCGGTTAACGCTGCGGCTGCTCCAGCATGTCTCATGCCAAAGTCGTGCATGCTGATTGCCCGAACGATTGTCTCGTCTCTCGAGAACGAACTTACGACCGCTCCCGTTGAGTCCGAATATGCGGCTGTGTCGCTTGCGTCGATCCTTAGCGTCATAGCGTCGCCGATAATCAGCTCGGGGAACTCTGCAAGATAGACTCTCGACTGTGTCGGAGGCCCGGCCGCATCAATAGTGATAGCGGTTGTCGTTGCTATTGGGTAGCCCCAAAAGACGCCCTTCTGTGCCTCGGGGAATGCAAGAGCCCCGGTCGCTTCTCTGACAGTTGATAGCCAATTCTTAACGCTCGGTCTCATGATCCAACCGCGCTTTGTATCGGGGACGTTAGCGTTGTCGAGAAGGTTAATCATCCTCCCCGCGTCCGTCGTTGCGGTCACGGCTGTCGGCGTTGCTGTCATTGCGATAGCGTTAGCCGCTGTCATTTGGTTCCTTAGACCGACCGGCGTTGCAAGAGTCCCGTCACCTTCCATAAAGGCGAGGTCTTCTCTGAGAGCCATTCGCAAGACGAGGTCTTGTCGAACGATTTGATCGGCGTTTGCGGTCGCGAACTTTAAGAGATCGTTGCTGATTGGTACTTGAGCCGCGAGTTTGTGGCCTTGGAGATTGATTTGTCCAAAGGTCTCTTGACTCGAAGTGATGCTCGTCCCCTCACTGATGTAAGCGGCCGTTGCTCCCCCGGTCATTCGCGGGATCGTGAGTTGTCCGTTGACCAATTGCATAACGCGGCAACCCATCTTTCTCATGACTGTCGTTGCAGAGAGTAGCTCTATAACCTCGGGACTTAGAACCTCCGGGACTAAAAAGCCTCCCGCTGTGTCGGTTGTCGTGTTGAGAGCCTTGACAATTTTAGACTTCTCACCGTATTTTCTGCTCGCCCACTTAGCGGCGTCGCTTGGTGAGCCCTTGTTCGCTGCGAGAGCAATGATTAAACCTCCAATAGGATCAATCTTCTCCCCAACATTCGCCTCTCGATATTTCTGTTCGTCGGCCAACATACTTCGCAACGCGAGATTTTGCTGCTTCGTTGCGTCCTTGACCGCCTCCTTAACATCTTTGCCCGTGTCCTCTAAGATCTTTTCTTTGATCTGAGCCCGGGTCAGTTTTATCTCGGCCATATACTAAACCTCCTTTAGGTTGGTTCCTCGCGTTGCGTTGCGAGGTCGCTTTGATTATCGTCCGTCTCTAATTCCTCCTTAACCTCATCCCTAACTTGAGTGATATAGGCTTGGAGTTCCTCGTCATAGACCGTCTCGTCGATAATATAGATGTCCTCGTCGGGATTCTCAGATTGAACCTCGGCGGGTTTTGGTGTGAGTGTCACTTCTTGTTCCTCCTCCTCAACTACTTCCTCCGCTAACTCGGCCTCATTCTTTAGATATGAAGCTTCATGGCCAAGCGGGAAGCTCACTGTAAACATTGACTTAGGTTCTTGTGCGGGTGGAGTGGGCGGCGTTGTCGGTGCGGTTGGTTCTGATTGCCCTCCGCTGTTTACCTTGCCGAGAACGTCATTAACCTTCTTGACGCCCGCGTTAATCTGTGCAACTCCGTCCTTGAGATCCGTCTCGTTTTTACCCGAGAGGACTCGGCCCTCTTTTATGATTATTGCTTTAATCTGCTCGACAAATCTGTCGTCCGCTACTGTATGTTTTAACTCCATAGAATCCTCCTCGAGTGATTTATTCCAAGGTGCGTCGAGTTGAAACTCGGCATAATGCTTCTCTAAGTGTGACTTAACTCCGGCCTCATCTCCGGCCGGTATATTGACTCCACCTCGAGCCCCCGTGAGTGCGTTGCCCGCCCCGATCAAACCTTGTCGAACGAGTGCGTAGCCTTGCTGTTTGTGATGCGGGAGTTTGAAGTCGCCCTTTGTGAGGTCGGCCGTTGCCTTGCTCGAGTCGAACCACGTACACATAACCTTTAAATCGTCAATGCTTGCGGCTGCGACTTCGGCCGGGCCTTGCCATGCTTCACCTTCGGGAGCCTTGGGCGTTTGTTTGTAAGGTATAACTCCCTTCGTTAATCGGGGACATTCGCCCTCTTTACACTGCTCGAGAACGTCGGCCGCGACCCGTCTCAACTGCGCTTTAGCGACCGAATCATAATTGCGGTCGACGAGTGCTTGTGGGTTTGCGGGAACGGGGACGGCCGAGAACTCAAGCAAGTCCCACTTGACGAAGCGTGTCCCGTTATTCGGAACCATGCCAAGTAATTCGGAAGGGGTCTTCTCTCCTTTCTCCTCAATGGGTTCCCACTCCAAAGGATCGAAGCCAATAGAGACCGCGTTCAAAAAGCCGGTCACATACATACGCCGAACCATAGATCCACGTATGCCCGTGTAAGAGTCATGATAATTTGAATCGGGTTGAAAGACTACACGCGCTTTGATAGCGTTAAAGTCTTGCTCTTGTCCGTCCTTAACTGCCTTGATCTTGGTCGCGAACATCTCGACTGATTTCCCGACGGGTAGTTCCTCATATTGGTGAGCCCATTGCATGACAGCGTTCTTGCTGTAATTCTCAACGACTGCTCCGGCCGGGTCAACGATGTCCTTGTCTCTGTCAGTGACGTCCGTTGTTATGGTGAACGTAAGTGGAGCGTTGTCATTATTAGGATCGCCCTCGACCTCAACGTCGCTGACTTTATAGACCTTGTATATTGGAGTCCCGTGTTTAACGTCCTTGCTCTCTGTCATTTAGTTCAACTCCCTCCCTATAATCGTAAGAATACGTCCCTCGATATGGGTACGTCATAAGCGCCTTGAACATCTCGCGCCAAGCCTCCCTCTGTTCCTCGGGCGTTGTGTCAATTATGTAGTCGACCATTAGCCCCTCCTTATGCGTATGATAGCGCCTCGCCCCGTCCTGATTCTCCGGCCCTTCTTTTTGTAACTTGCCGCTGTCGGGGGCATGAGTGGTTGCATTGGTGCTTGTGTTGGCTCGGTTGGCATTTGTTCGGGCGGCGTTCCTTGACCCGGTTCGGTTGGTGCGGGTGCGTTCGGATTTGGTTCGATCGTCTCGCCCGGTATAGGTGCGAGGTTTGGTTCCTCGTCTCCCTCGTCGATAGATGTCATAGTAAGATTAAGAGGCATAGGGATCTTCTCGCCCAAGCCGTTCGGGAACGCTTCTTGTCCAGCCAACTCACGCACCTCGTCAACGAGGAATGCGTACGGAGCCGCTTGCATAATCTTAAGATTGTATTCCTTGTCTTCTTGAATCGGACTGATATAATCAAGCTCAATAAGGCCCGTGTCGTCAAACTTGGGGACGATTTGCTTTTGATACGCCTCACGCATTTGTCGCAATATAGGGTCGAGCGTGTATCTCGCAAAAAACAAGTCCGCTGCTTCAATGGTTGCTCGATTTGAGTTCTGTAAAATGCCGATGATCTCGGGAGGAATCCCAAAGACCTGAATGATTGTGTCTCGTTCGTATTTCCTTAACTCGATGAATTGCATTGATTGGAAGTCTTGCTTAAACTCACGGATGTCGACTTGTTCTGACATGAAGTGAGGCTTAAACGCATTCCAAAAACCGCTTTGCTTCTCTTTCCATTCCTCCTCAATCTTCTTTGTCTTCTCGGGGTTGAGGCCGCGTCCTGTGATTAGTACATCGGGTCTTGCTTGGTTCTCAAAGAATGCCCGTATTGTTTTTGCTGCTTCCTCATCGGTCGATAGTTCGTCGTCTAACGCTTGCGCAATACCCGAGCCTCGAGCATAAGGAGCAGTTGGGTCGGGGTCTAATAACCAAAGCATCTCATCAACGGGGATCTCATGTTGTCCCGTTGAGAGTGACATAATAAAAAAGGGTTCATCGGGAGTCGGGAGTTTGGTGATAGTTGTCGGATTAACGGGCCATATCTGTCGGCCCTCTGAGTTGTCGTCCCATATACCAAACGCTTCTCCGGCTGTCTTTAAGTGAACAGCCCATATAAATTGAATAGTTTGCCAAGAGAAATAAGGATGCGGTTGTTCAAAGAACATCTCGAGCGGGTGCTTCTGATTAATGATGTCCTCGACCGGGACGAGTTGTTCCGTCTCGGGGTCTTGCGTCAATGCCAGCCATTCAACGGCTGAGACTGAGGACGCTATCTTGTTAATGCCCGCTCTATACCAAGGAAGTGAGTTATAAGCCGCTAAGAATTCGGGAACTCCACGCTTAACGCTACCCGCTTGACGTTGTGCTCCTAAGAACTCAGAGAAAAAAGAACCGCCTTGTCTTGAGCCCCGCCCGGCGGGTATAGGGACAGCCTTCCTGATACGGGATATAAGAGATTGCTTGTTATTAGGAGTCCGTAAGTTAGGCACATATAAAATAGGAGGACGATATAAGTTAAAGTTTTATCAATCTTCTAAGGAAAATATTTTAGTTAAACGTAAAAATAGTATAGATTAAGCGTAAAGGAGGCCGAGAGGAAAATGGTTAAACATCCCGGCCCGTGTTGACGGAGGCATAGGAGCATGTGAAAACGCCCGGGGTGTGCGGGAGGAAGTCGGTGAAATTAACCACGATTTAAAAGCCGCTCCCGTTTCATGTCCTATGCCCCCCAATCATGTGTCGAGAAATAGCCTAACTCGACAAGCCTTAATGATCGTTATATCTTAAAGAGTTAACGCCCATTGAAAGACGGCCGCTAATAAGAGACTTCCGCTTGCGACCATGCCCGCTATTATTACGGGGCCGAACATACTTTCTGCGACGCTCATATTGCGCTCGTCCTCGGGATCAACCATCTTGTCAATGATGTCTTTGTCTTGCTTGAGTTGAAGGTATGTTGCGGCCGATCCTTTTGGTAGCCACACTCCACCTAGTTTGAGATCATGCGCTGATTCAAGCTTGTGTTGTGCTTCCTCCTTTGATTTGGCGTCTTTAAAAGTGAGATAAAGTTGCGCTCGACTTCCCTTGAGATAACCTTCGTCATCGAGCACGTTCCCATAAGCGTCTCGTTTAGGCTGCTTATAAATCGAGGGGGGGACTCCACAGTTTACACTTAAACAAGATCCGCCTTGCGGGGGATTCTCACTCCATTCCCTATAATGCTGCTCCTCGAGTATATGGTCTTGGAATAGTCTATCGCTTGGCTTGCTATATCTCCGCCCATAGATTAGACGCCTAAAGAATCGCCTCATGCTTTGTGACCCCTTTTTGTGTAGCCTTCCAATCGACCCTATTCTTTTTCCTTAGTTCTCTACGCTTCTCCTCGTCCTTATCCCTTGATCTCTTGCCTCTGTCTCGACACTCTTGGCATGTCTTGTATGCGTCGGCTGGCTTCTTGTGTCCGCAACGTGAACACTTGGTTCGAGGGATCTCGAGCCGCTCATCCTTGGCTCCCTTGGCTACGTTGCCCCGTATGTTGCAGAGATACGACGCTTCGTATTGTGCATGTAAGTCGGGATGCATGTAAACCGCTTGACGTCCCGAGCCAACATAGCACGTCTCGCACTTGTTGGGACACTTACAAAAGAAGCCGATTAAGTCGCGGTCTTTATTCCACTTGGTTGCTGGTCTATCGTCCCCGTATTTGCAGCCTTTGATTAAGTCGTATGAGTATTCACTATTGCATCGTTTCATTCTTTGTCTCCGCTTAAGCAACTAATGAGTCCCGATAGTTCCTTTAAATGGAATGCTGACGCTATGTCCGGGTCAACGTCCTCGAGGATATAGGCGAACCCTCCACAATACGGGAACTCCTTTAGTTCTTGGCATTGATGCATGCCGTTCTTAAACTCGACTTCGTTATTACAAGCCGGGCAAATAGCCGTTCGTATCTTATCGCTCATAACTTCCTCAACTCCTCAATCATCTTTGTGGCCGCGTCCCAATCCTTAAAGACGATAGTCCCGTGAGGCATAGACATATTGTTCATTATTATATCTGACAGATACGCGACTGTTTCTCCTTTGTATTCGAGCGGGATCGCCGTTCGCTTTATCGTTACGGTCATTCGTTGACCTCGTATTGCCTCTCTATGCGCGGTCGCCATTCCTTGCCCGTTGCCTTGCTCTTAAGATAGTCGTATGCCTCGAACGTGCTAAGTATCACTATAAATACAACGAACATCATGTCGCCTATTTCGTTGTCAATCCTTCGCTTTATGTTCATGTTCCTCACCGTGTCCTTTTCGCGTTGTTCTAATATCTGTGTCGTATTGTACAAATCACTCGCTTATGATTCGTGTTTTGTGTTAATATTTGATAGGTTCGGCCGATGTCACCAATTCAATGTCTTCCATGGCTTCCGGTGAATACTCCCTTTTCTTTTTACGACATCCCCGACCTTGTGTCCAATGAATGCCCCTATCCGCAAAGAGCGTCTTCTTGTCGCCGTTTAAGATGCTTGCTTTTGCGATTCCCCGGGGATTAAACACTATGTTAAACGATCCGTTCTCGCATTTATGGCCAAGTTCGCAGTGAGTGATTAATACTGAGTTCTTGTCCGTCCCGTTGTTTAGATAGAAGACCATTGAGCCGACGACTAACGTTGCTTTGTTCGGGTATTCCTCGAGCGTGTCGTCCATGCCCCAACCGACGGCCTCCTTTTTAGCATATAGTGTTGTGACCGTCCAATCTTCCCACTCGTCAAATACATTTAAACAACGTTGCTGCCTTTGATATGAGCCAAGCGGGCCGATGCTCTTGCCGCCTTCGTCGTAGCCGTTTGGGACTTCTATTTCAACTTCCTCGGTCTTGTCCACTGTCGTCCAATGACTGAAATATGTAAGCGGATCGCGTTTGACCTCTTGCGGAACCTTTTTCTTGACCATGCCCTTCTTGATCTCATGCTTTTTGATCTGCTCGACGAACTTGTCGCGAGTCCAACTCGGATTGTAACCGGGCTTTAAGAGCATGACCTTTACGTCGGCCTTGTCTAAATCGAGCTTCCATTCGTCTTTCCAAACGTCGAAATACTTCTTAAGGAAGTATGTGTATGCTCCGTCACTCATTTTGTCGCCTCTTGTTAAGATAGTCAGTTAGCCATGCCTCGCGCTGACGTAACTTCGCCTTATACTCCGCTTCTGACGCTTCTTGAAGTTCCTTAAAGCCTTGTCTAACCTCGAAGTATTGGTCTACTATGCGCTCGAGTGCTTGCGTTATGTAGATATTCTCCTCTCTTGCGTATTCAACGACCTTATTATAGCGGTCTCTTGTGAGTGTGACGCTCGTATGTTTTACCTTGTGTCGTTGCTTGCCTTCTTGTGCTGATACTTGTCCGGCTGTCATTTATTCGCCTTCTTTTTCTTGCCTTACCCGTTCCGCTTGGTAACAATTATAACAACACGGCTGGATAATGGTATTACCCACCCAATCAGTTAATGAAAGCGTTGTAAATATTTCTTGACCGCATCTAGGACAATTAGTCATTTTATTTCGCCTTCTTTTTCTTTAGACCATAAGCAAACCGTTCTAATGTGTACTCCTTGCTCCTCAAGCCATTCAAGAAGTTCAATAAAAGTCATTTAGCCTCCAAACACTTCTTAATGAGCTTCTCGGCCGCGACTCCTTTGGGAACCATCTCTTTAAAGGCATACTGAGAGAGTCTTGCAGCATAATCGGGCTCGAGCCAAATGGTGACGCGCAAATAACCGTCGTGAACCTTGCGCTCCCTCCAATTGCGCGACTTGTTTGAGTTAGACATTGCTCCACTTGTCATTCAATTAAACCCTCCTCGAGGCGCTTCGCATAGAGTAAGGCCGCGAGCGATACGCCCATAAATAAGAACGCATAGAGCAGCTTTGATGTGACAAAGTAAGCTCCGACTCCAAATGATAAACCACTTATCGCGACGCTTAAAAGATACGTTACGCTCATCTTGTGTTCTCCATAATCACAAACGTTAGAACAGGAACGGCGAATCCAAAGGTCATAAAGACGAGGCCCATGAGGTTTCCCGTATTGAGTATGAGTGAGCCCCCTATGAACATCGAAGCGCCGCCTATTGTTAACGCTATGACCAAGACATGGAGTTCGTCGATTGTCATTCTCTTTAGTCCCTAAGTCCGGCTTTGAGCGTGTATCTGAATTTGCCCGGGCCTCTTACCACTTCAACCTCGCGCCTTTTTCGTAGTCTAATAAGGTTCTGTGAGACGTTGTTTGAGGTCGTACCTATTACTCCGGCGATCTCGTCTTTTGTGAGTGCTCGCCGTGTCGCTTTAAGCACGTTGAAGACTTCCTCTTGGGTCATATTGCCGCCTTCTTAGCGATCCAATCAATCACGGTCGCAATGCCCCACACAAAAACAAACGGGGCCGATAGCAATGCCGCGAGTAATAGTAAACAAGCCTCTTGAAACTTGGTTATCTCGTCCATATTTCAGTCCCCCTTAAACCAATTCTTGATCCGGGTCAATATGCCGAGTTTGTCTCCCGGGTCGTCAAAGACATAAACGACGTCGGGTTTGAACGTAGTCGGAGGAGACCATGTTATTTTGTCCAACTCGCTCTTTTTGATTTGCCCGCTGAGAACCTTTGCCTCATCGGGAGTCAAAGGCTCAAAGCCGATAGACGTCGCTTTGCTCTTTTTAGACGGTTGCACAAAGCGGAACGCTTTATCATCCCAAACAAAATTCCTCAGCTTAAACACGTCTCTAGGATCAAGCGGCAAGCCAAGGTCTTTAATCAAGTAGTCGGCCATATTTTTCTTGGCCCTCTTGATAAGATCGACGTTCTTAATCGACGGGGCCATTCCATCAAATAGAGGGTAGACAATATTTGTCGAGACGCCCATCTTTGCCCGAACCGTGTCGACTGAGATCCCTCGGGCTGCAAGAGCAGCTCTCGCGGGCGTTAGGCGGATCGTTTGCCCCTTCTTTTTGTTTTGATCGTTATGGAGCGATGTGACCATTCGCTTCGCCAAAGTCGTGCTGCTTAGCTTCTTGCCTTTTGATGCCCTATGCCCGGGGATCTTAACCGCCGACTCTTTAGGCACTATCGTCGTTATCGGGAAGCTTTCGTCGTATGCTTCCGATTCATCGACCGCCTTAAATGCTGGTTGCTTCATAGACTCTCTAAGCTTATAGACTGTGTCATCGAGACGCATCCAAAAGATTCCTCGGGGTATTCCGGCCTTTGAGTAAAAGACCTTGCATGCTGCTTCGACCACTTCGGGAGATCCGAGCCGGTAAGCGTCGGCGAGTGCGTCGGGGCCGAACATGAGGAGGTTCATAATAAGCCCCTCGGGAGCCCTTGCTTCTCGGCATAGCTCCCCGACCTCAACGCCGTATTTGTCTAATATATATCCTCCGACGAACTCCGTCGGGATCTTGTTCTCTATTATATCAACCATTATTTCACCTCAATAGTGCGGCCGTTAGTTCGACCTCTGTTCTTACGTCGTGTCTTCTCTGCTCGAGCCGGGTTCGCTTCGCCTTCTTGATCTCAATTCCCAAGAGCGTGTCGAGGAGCGTGTTCTTGATAGTTGAATAGTCGATCTCGTCCTCTAACTCGATAAGTGTCTCGGCGTTTTGTGCGTCAATGTTAGGATAGCGGGCTCTCCCCGTCTCCTTGTTCATGGCCGTTGATACGCCGACCCGGATCGTCGCCTCTTTAAGTGCGATTTGATCCTTGAACTCGCTTGCGAGAAGATCGTCCCGAGCTATGTCCTCGGACAACTTTAAAATCTCGTCCGCTGCGTCGTCTAATTCCTTGCGTTTGGCCGCTATAATCGGCCCCGCGAGTGTGTCGTCCATGTCCTCACCTCGGAGCTTTTACGAGCCCCTTTAAGATCGTTCGGCTAATAAAACAAAAGCCGACGTCTTGTTTGTTTTTGCGAATTATCACTTGAATCCGGTCGTCGTCTTCCATCGTTGTGACGAACACAAAGTCGTATTCGTCGAGTCCTATTGTGTCTTCAAATGTCAATTTCCCCACCCCTTATTCATCTCGATTCTCTCGAGTCGTGCTTCGATTTCGTCTATCAAGTCCAATAGGTATTTCGTATCTGCTTCGCTCGTTTGAGCAACTTGAGCAACCCTATCCATAATTCTTTCACCTCCTTAACGTTTCAAACCCTCAAAGATTAAAGAGCCTCGCAGCTCTCGCGATAGGAATATCTTGACGGTTATCGGGCTCTCCTCTTTTTTAAATACTAAGTTAGCGGGCTCAAAGATTGTCGTGTCCAAAAAGGTAGACTTAAACCCGTTGTCCTCGAGCATGTCCTTGATCTTGACAAGCAGTTGTCGGTCTTGCTTATATGGTTCGATTCTCAGTTGTTCTATTTCGTCGTTGAGTGTCATGATTCCTCCAATAATTCCAAAAACTTGCGTGTGTTAACCATGATTCTCTTGCGTCCGGGGCCGGTGACATGCACGATCGGGAGTCGGCCGTCTCTTGCCATCTTATAGGCTTCGTTCCTTGAGACCCCGATAAGAGCCCCGGCGTCGGGGACACTGATAAACATAGGCAACTCATAGAGAGCTAAAAAGTCGTGTATGACGTCGAGTCTAATCTCGTCGCCCGTGATTTTTCTCTCTTTTAAATACTCTGAAAAATGCTTTTTCATGCTGCTCATTGAGCAACCTCCTCCAATTCTTTAATGCGTCGGGGTGCGAGCAGTAACGGCCATGATTGATGTTAGTCGAGCCCCACTCACAAATAGAGCATAATTCAATCGGGACGTAACAGTCCAAAGACTCGCCAAACTTGCCGACGCATATCGTCCCAAACGAGAGCGGGCCGGTCGGCTCTGTGATGTCGAGGCTCCGCTTGTATTGCTTAATAGCGGCCATAAGTCAGCTCGAATAAGACGTCGTCTATTGTGGTCTTGCGTCCGCTCGCGATCTCTGTGTCTTCACGTATCTTCTCGAGCTTCTCATAGTTCTCCCGGGAGATTTCAATAAGACCTCTCTTTTGAACTGAGTCGCCGTCGGATAGTTCAACGAATACTTTTGCCATAAGTCTTTCACCTCACCTATAATAGTCTTCTATGTATATATTAGTAACGTTATGTCTCCCGTTCCCTAATATGCAAGCATTCCAATACGCCGTCGCGATCGACGACGTTAGTGTAACGGGGGCAATCCTCGCAGAAGCGCCCCGTTACGTCGCGTCCGTACCATGTGCAATACATTTAAAACACGTCCTCGGGGCCGTATGCCATCTCGACAAATTTGGCGTCGGCCGCGTCCTGAGCGGCTCGGAATGATTCATCCGCCGACTCACAACGAGCGGAGCAATATTCCTCAGAGTAATAGCCGCCGTCGTCGTAGTCCTCATCGGGGTCAAACGTGCGGCCGCAGTATTCACACTCTTTTAAAAACTTAGCCATTTTTCATCACCTCAATAAAAAAGGGAGCCTTG